TTCCATTAAAACAAGTTAAACTAATAAATTCAGGAAAAAAATATGGGAACAAAATCAAAAAAATCTGAAATGACACTATCTATTAATCCTATGCAGGATGATTTAGAAAAAATAGGAGTGGGAGCGGCAGCCTTAGGACGTATGGGTGCACCAGTCAAAGCTGTTAAAGAAGCACTTAAAAAAGGTGTTCAAGTGGTTAAAAAAGGTAAGAAAAAAATAGGTGAGAAAATTTATAAAGCTGTTGGGGAAGAATCTAAATTTAATAAAGCATTAATGGATAAACCTAAAAGAACTACGGCAGTAATGGTTGCTGGAGTAGGAGCAGCGAAAAAAAAGAAATGGGATGAAGGTGGATATGATAAAGACATGTCTTCTACGGAAGGATCTTTTTCTAAAGGTGGACTCGTCAGATCAGGCAAACCTAAATTAGCCAAAAAAGGTTGGAGATAATACATGGCAGAAATAGATAAGTCACTTCCTAATGAAGTTACGAAAACAGTAGAGATTGCTTCTCCAGAAGAATCATTACAAGAAGTTATTGATACACAAGAATCGCTTCCTGATCCAGGGAACACGGAAATTACTGAAACCGGAGATGGTGGAGTAGAAATTAATTTTGAACCAGGAGCCTTTAACCAGGCAGAATCGGAAGGACATTTTGATAACCTTGCGGAACTGTTGCCAGAGGAAATATTAATGCCTCTTGGTTCAGAGTTATATGAAAATTATTCTGATTATAAATCATCACGTCAAGATTGGGAAAAATCATACATCACGGGTTTAGATTTATTAGGATTTAAATATGACAATAGAACCGAACCTTTCCAAGGTGCGTCAGGTGCAACTCACCCCGTATTAGCGGAAGCAGTGACTCAGTTCCAAGCTTTGGCGTACAAAGAATTATTACCAGCGAATGGACCCGTACGAACACAAATTATGGGTGTTCCTACCATGGAAAAAGAACAACAAGCTTTGCGAGTAAAAGAATTTATGAATTATCAAATCATGACTCAGATGAAAGAGTATGAGCCTGAGTTTGATCAAATGTTATTTTACTTACCACTATCAGGATCTTCTTTTAAAAAAGTATACTATGATGATTTATTAGGAAGAGCTGTTTCTAAATTTGTACCCGCAGAAGATTTAATTGTTCCTTATTCAGCAACTTCCTTAGAAGACGCTGAAGCTATTATTCATAGAATTAAAATATCAGAAAATGAATTACGCAAACAACAAGTGGCAGGATTTTATCGAGATATTTCTCTAACTCCAGGTTATGATAATGAAACCGATCTAGAGAAAAAAGAACATGAATTAGAAGGTAGAAAAAAAACAGGAAGAAATGAAGATGTATTCACCTTATTAGAATGTCATGTCAATTTAGATTTAGAAGGATTTGAAGATAGAAATGCAGAGGGTGATTTTACAGGAATCAAACTTCCTTACATTGTAACTATTGAAGAAAATTCTAGAGAAGTATTATCCATCCGAAGAAACTATGAAGCAGGAGATATTAAAAAAAGTAAAATCTCTTACTTTGTTCATTTTAAATTTTTACCAGGCCTAGGTTTCTATGGCTTTGGTTTGATACATATGATTGGTGGATTATCCAGAACAGCAACCGCTGCACTTAGAACATTACTTGATGCAGGAACTTTATCTAATTTACCTGCTGGATTCAAAATGAGAGGAATACGAATTAGAGATGATGCTCAGTCTATACAACCTGGAGAGTTTAGAGATGTGGATGCTCCTGGTGGAAATTTACGAGATGCGTTTATGCCTCTTCCTTTTAAAGAACCGAGCCAAACTCTCTTACAGCTTATGGGGGTCGTAGTTCAAGCAGGTCAGCGCTTTGCTTCAATAGCAGATCTGCAAGTAGGAGATGGGAACCAACAAGCGGCAGTGGGTACGACCGTAGCGCTGTTAGAAAGAGGAAGTAGAACCATGTCAGCTATTCACAAAAGAATATACATGGCATTAAAAGAAGAGTTCAAATTACTTGCTCGAGTATTTAAATTATATCTACCAGAAGAATATCCTTACGATGTAGTAGGTGGACAAAAAACTATTAAGCAAACAGACTTTGATGATAGAGTAGATATTATTCCAGTAGCAGATCCTAATATCTTTTCTCAAACGCAAAGAATTAGTTTAGCTCAAACAGAATTACAATTAGCAACTTCTAATCCTCAAATGCATAATATGTATGAAGCATACCGACATATGTATGAAGCATTGGGTGTTAAGGATATTGATAAAGTATTAAATAGACCTGCTCAACCACAACCACTAGATCCTTCCATAGAACATATTCAAGCATTAAATGGACAACCATTCCAAGCTTTCCCAGGACAAGATCATAGAGCTCACATGACTGCTCATTTAAATTTTATGGGAACGAATCTTGCTAAAAATAATCCTGTGATTATGGGTGGATTACAAAAAAATATTTTAGAACATATTTCTTTAATGGCACAAGAACAGGTTCAATTAGAATTTAAAAATGAAATGATGGAAATGCAACAGATGCAACAAGATCCTGCTATGATGCAAGACCCACAAGCTCAACAACAGATGCAACAAATGGTTCAAGATATTGAAGCAAGAAAAGCTTTATTGATTGCAGATATGACAGAAGAATTTATGATGGAAGAACAAAAAATAACTTCTCAATTAAGTAATGATCCATTAGTTCAATTAAAAGCAAGAGAATTAGACTTGAGAGCTCAAGAAAATGAACGTAAGAGAAAGTCAGATCAAGATAGAATTAATCTAGATAAGATGAAAGCTATGATGAATCAGACTACTCAACAAGAAAAACTAGATCAAAATGAAGAATTAGCTAATTTAAGAGCTGATACTTCTATTGAAAAAACAATACTAAGTAAAACCATCCCAAGTGTGGATAGAAGAGGAGGAATGTAATGAAAAAAGGTCAAAAAAAAGTAGCAAAAGTAATGCGGGAGTTTAAAAAAGGTAAACTTCACAGTGGAAAATCTGGAAAAATTGTGAAAAACCCAAAACAAGCTATTGCAATTGCTTTATCTGAAGCTAAAATGTCCAAGAAGAGGAAAAAATAAATGAAAAAAAACACAAAAATGCCTAAATGTGGTTATGAAGTGGGAGCACCTGAGGGTGGCAAAAAAATTGCTACACCTAAAGCTGGTGAAAATCCAAAAGTAACTGTTAAAGGTACTAAAACTTTAAAAAAACAAACTGCAACTTGGTACTAAGTTATGTTTCCATGGAGTTTAATAGGCTCTGGAGTCAAGGCCGCAGTAGAAATTTATTCTAACAAGAAAAAATCTGAAATCGCTATGTCAGAAGCAGCATTATTACATGCTGAAAAAATGAAACGTGGTGAGATTGAATATACAGGTAAAATCTTTGAATCACAAAAAGGGGATTGGAAGGACGAATTCATACTCATTGTTCTATCATCACCATTATTTTTATTAGCATATTCTGTATTTGCAGAAGATGAAAAAATTTCTCAGAAGCTAGACTTGTATTTTGAGAAATTACAAGGTATGCCTTGGTGGGTGACTGGACTTTGGATTTCCGTAGTGGCTGCCGTGTATGGAATCAAAGCAACAGATATCATTAATACAAAAAAAGGAAAATAAATATGTTAAAAAAAATAAAAAATAAACTTTGTAAATTAGTTTGTAAAATATTCGGAATTACACCATGTATATGTAGTCATGAATGCAACTGTAAAAAGGAGAACAAATAATGAAAAAGAAAATGATCAAAGAATATGGTGGCAAAGAAAAATATAAATCTAAAGCCGCTATGAAAAAACATGAGAAAAAAGAATCTAAAAAAATGGAAGCCCGTGAAAAATATAAAATGGGTGGAAAAGCCAAAGGGAGAAAGTGCTAATGGCTACAAAAAAGAAACCTGGTCTTTGGGCCAATATCAATAGAAGAAAAAAACTTGGTATTTCAAGACCTAAATCTAAATCAACCATTTCAGCTAAAGCATACGCTAACATGAAGAAAGGTTTTCCTAAAAAGAAAAAATGATAGCTAAAAAAGGATATGGTAGAGCATTTTTATCTAGAGGATCAAAAGCTATTTTTGATGAATTAGAATCAAAAGTTCCTTTTCCAAAAGGACAAAAAGTTCCTACCAAATTAGCTAAAGGAGGAAAGGCAACTCCTGCGTGGCAAAGAAAAGAAGGTAAATCAGAATCCGGTGGATTAAATAAAAAAGGTATTGCATCTTATAGAAGAGCAAATCCTGGTTCTAAATTATCTATGGCTGTTACTACCAAGCCATCTAAATTAAAAAAAGGTTCTAAAGCAGCAAATAGACGTAAGTCTTTTTGTGCTAGAATGAGTGGTATGAAAAAAAGATTAACTTCTGCTAAAACGGCAAGGGATCCTAATAGCAGAATAAACAAATCCCTAAGAAAGTGGAATTGTTAAATGGATGTAACCGAGTTTCTTTCGAAACTAAGAAAGATATTAAGAGATAACTACCAACAAATAGGAGAGAACTTTCTCGCTGGTGGTGTTGACAATATGGAAAAATACAAGTATTTGTTAGGACAGGCACATGCCTACCAATACGTAGATCAGGAAATCTCTAACCTGCTAAAACCAAAGGAGCAAAAAAATGACGGAGCAAAAGCAGACGACAATGTCGTCAAGTTCGACGGAAGTACCAAAGATTAAATTAGCACTTCAAGAAAAATACGAACAACAAAAAGAAGAAGAAATAAATAAGCATAACGCTATTAAAGAAAAAGAATCTTCTAAACTTCCACAACCAACTGGTTGGAGAATGTTAGTTTTACCTTTTAAAGCAAAACCAAAAACAAAAGGTGGAATTTATTTATCAGACGAATCCATAGAAAGATCTCAAGTTGCATCTACTTGTGGTCTTGTTCTTGCTATGGGACCTCATTGTTATGACAAGGAAAAATTTCCTGAAGGTCCTTGGTGCAAGAAGGGGGATTGGGTTATCTTTGCAAGATATGCAGGAAGCCGAATTCTTATAGATGGCGGGGAGGTTAGACTTCTGAATGATGATGAAGTCTTAGCAACGGTGAAAGACCCCGAAGATATCTTTCATCAATTTTAACCATAACATAGGAGATAACTATGCAAGAAGAAAAAACAGTAGACATAGATACTTCAGGTCCAGGAGCCGAGATTGAATTAGAAACTCCCAAATCAGAACTAGAGGTATCCCATGAAACTACAGACAGTAAGGAGTCCGTTGACGCATCTGAGAAATTGGATGAGCAGTCAAATGTTCAAGCTAGCGAAGCAGGAACCACGGACCAGGAACAGAAAGAATCTTCAGAAGAAGATAATGAAAAAAAGAAAGAATTAGATGACTACTCAGAAGGAGTAAAAAAGAGAATTGCTAAGTTAACTAAAAAAATGCGTGAAGCAGAAAGAAGAGAACAAGCTGCTATAGATTACGCAAAATCAGTATTGACAGAGCAAGAGACTTTAAAAGGACGTTTAACTAAATTAGATACAGGATATGTGTCTGAAATGGAAAACAGAATTAAGTCTTCCAAAGAAGCAGCGATTGCTAAATTAGCCAAAGCAAGAGAAGATGGTAATTTAGAATTAGAAGTTGCTGCACAAACAGAGATTTCAAGATTAGGTTATGAAGAAGCAAGGCTTTCTGAAATAAAATCTAGACAAGAAACTCAAATTGAGACTCCGGTACAAACCAGACAATCTCAATTACAACAAGAACCAGTGGATACAGTAGATCCTAAAGCACAATCTTGGGCTCAAAAAAATCCTTGGTTTAACACGGATAAAGTAATGAAAAGCGCTGCTATTGCAATACATGAGCAGTTAACTGAAGAGGAAGGATATGATCCTAGATCTGATGAATATTACACAGAAATAGACAAAAGAATTAGACTTGAATTTCCTCATAAATTTGGTAATAATGAGACACAAAATTCGACAAGGGAGAAACCTACTCAAGTAGTTGCTTCTGCATCTAGAAGTAGTAAACCAGGTCGCAAAACTGTGAGACTCACGCCATCACAAGTAGCAATTGCTAAAAAATTAGGTGTGCCACTTGAACTTTATGCGAAACAATTAACCACGAAGGAGTAAATGCATATGGAAAATAAAAATATAAAAGAAGCTTCTCGTGCGAGTCAA